TAACTCCTGGCTCTCATTGCGTTCTGCTCTTGCATGTAGGCTGCTTGCTGTGCCTTTTTCGCGGCCTGTATCATATTCTGCCACCAGTTAGGGGCGCCGGTCTGGGGAGGTGGCGCGTTAGCCTGATATGCAGCAGGGTTGTAGCCAGTGGCAGGTGGAGTTTGATACTGCGGATACTGCATAGCTTGCTGTGCAGCGGGCGGAACGTACTGGTTCCAGTAGTCACCCACGTAAGGCGAGGGTGTGTACCCGCCTCCGTATCCTGAGCCAGTGCCAGGGTCGTAGTAAGGGGTGTAAGGTACGGTCATTGCTTATTCTCCAAACAAACGTTGCCACGCCTGGGGTGCTTTCCTTTTGAGTTCGGCCTGCACTGGAGCGGGGAGTTGACGCACTTGCTGAGCGAATGCGTCTAATGCGATCGGCTCAAACGTGGCGCGGGTAAAGTCACCCAGCCACGCGTCAAACGTAGCCTTGCCCTGCAAATAAATATCATCGAAGTCAGCCACCGTAAGGGGCATTCTCGCCTCCTGCCATCTCTGGCGGTAGTTGCTGCTGCTCTCCGGGCATGGGTTGCGGGCCTTGCATACCACCTGCCATCACCTGGGGCGGGATGCCTTGCCCTTGCATACCTGGCTGACCTTGGGGAGGCTGTCCTTGGGGCGGTTGCATCTGTGTTTGCTGAGCCTGTTGCTGCGCCATTTGCGCCTGCTGTATCATCTGTTGAAGGTACTGCCCGAACATGGTTTGAATGGTCTGCTCAGCCATAATCTCTTTTAGCATTTGGTCAGGTTGTTCGATGGAAAGAATGTTCTGCTGCGCCCAGGCCTTGGATGCAAGCTGGTTACTCGGGTCGGTCGCCATGCGTGCCACGTTGATGTTACCCAACCTGTCTTGCGGCAAAGCCACGTCAAGTTTACAGTCCAACTCCACGTTGTCCGGGATGTCCGAGGGTTGCAGCTCAGCCTCATATCCAGCATAGCCTGCCACAGTCTTGCCCGTCAGCTTGCACCATTGCAATGCAATCTTGCCAGCCGCAGCCAGGGCACGTCCGGCCATTTCCTGCGGCACTGCCAGGGGCAAGCGTCCTGCCTGGTGCAGCAGGGCGGTCATACTGTAAGTGGCGTTGTTGCCAAGGGGCTGGCCGAGTGTCTGCCCGTAGATGGTGCTCTCTTCGATGTCAGAGCGAGCACGTTCAAGTCCAATCAATAACGACTGGTCGATCACCATCTTGGGGGTGGGACTGTAATCCTCACCAGATCCTGCGATTAACTTAATGACACCGCCTGGCACGGAATGGTCGATGTCAAGCTGTCGCTCCAGGCTTTGCACATGCGCCGTGTACATGGGGTTCGAGCCAAACGCGGCAGTGGCAGTCGCAGCCACGGTCAGATATAAGTTCTCGTTGCTCCACTGGTTGCTTCTCCACACCGCGTACAGGAACGGCAGGCGCCAGTTCTCCGGGTCTCTCAGCAGTCGGGAGCCTTCGCCCAGTTGGCACACCACAGGTATGAATGACAGTTTGTGTTCTTCGGCCACCAACGGCTTGGAGCTGCCGTACAACCACACATAGCGCATCACGTAGTCCCAATAATGACACAGGGTTACAATCTCATCCCTGGTTACAATCTCATCGGGCTTGCGCATTGCTTGTAATGTGCCCGTCACTTCCAACTCGCCAAACTCATCCATCACTTCACCCGCGGTGATACTGACCTCGCGATAGAAGGCTTGCAGTCCGAGCTTGTCAAAGCTCGGGTAACAACTTCTTGGATCCCAGGACGTGAACAGGTAAGGCGCACGGTCTGCTACGCGTTGTGCGCGCACGATAGCCGCTTCCAGCCAGCTATCCTTTTCGTCCCCTCGCTTGCCCTCGAGCTGAGCCACAATATCACTGGTGCGGTCAACCGCAATGACCGTCTCACCAAATAGAATTTGAGACTGTGCCACCGAGCGCTCAATCTTCTCGCCCGTCACACGGCTGGCGCACTCGAATATACGCGCCACCCACTGCTCAATCTTGGACGATACTGTGTCCACGTTCTTCTGATTGGTCTCACGCGGCACACTCCACTTTGGGGCAGTGGTGGAGAGCAAGCGAACAGCGCCCTCAACTTTATTATGGGCTGAGGGCGAGCGGGTAACGGCCACACTTTCCTGGCCGGCCTTGACCTTCTTCTCGTCCTCCCATTTCATCAGGTACATATCTGCCATCGCGTTCTGCATGGTGTTGCGCGCGGAATGGGATGACTTCAGTATCTCCCCATGGTCTTGGGCTTCCTTGAATTTAGTCTCGTCGTATTCGAGTGGCATTTACGTTCTCCTCCCCACCAGGTTTTGCAGTGGCAGGGGTTGGTGTTTGGGTTTCGGGATAGGTGTAGCCTTCGCATCGGTTAGGATGTAACGCAGGCAATCATACCCATCGTCTCCATCCTCGCCCGTCTCTGGATCGGCGTCCACCTTGAGCACATCCTCTGGCTTGTTCGGGTCTGACAACATGGACTGCAAGCACTCAATCAGTGCAACGCAATCTCTGGTAATCTGCAATGCTGGCTTGCCATCGGGTAGGTCGGCCAGCAGGTTATGAATCTTCACTAATCCATTGGCGCGTGCATTGTCAGCAGGAATGACCAAGCATCCCTCGTCAATGAACTCCTGGGCGCGAGTGGTAACTTGCTGGTTCTTGCCTGCCTTGTGCTCCCACAAGTCAGGAGATGCAAAGGTTGTGCTGATGCCCTTCTCTTTGGTCAAGTCAAGGATGCCGCGCGCTTGCAGTTCCTCGGATAGATAGCGGGAAGTCCACTCACGATAGATAAATATGCGTCCGGTGGATGGTTCTTTGGCACGCCAAAGTGTGAAGAAGGGATGCACAAATCCATAGTCATGAGCGCGTACCTTGGGCCAGTTATCGGGAGGCACGAATGGGTCAACAATATGCCGCTCGGTGAAGTCGGGCAGAGCCATGCCGGCACTTATATCAAAATCGCCATCGTGCCACATCAAACGAAGGATACCTGTTAGGTTGTTTAGGTAATCCAGGTAGCCCTGGTCTAGGAATACGTTATCCTCGTAGCTTGAGAAGACGAACCGGGTGGTGGTTTCGGTATGGTCTCGCCAGGGAATGACAAACCGCTTGCGCAATTCCTGATGCCCAACTCCGCCCGGATTGAACGACAGATACTTTCTTGGTCGCCAGTCATCACGCCCAGAACGAATAGAGCCATACACCATGTCCAGCTTCTTGGGTTTGATTGTGTTCGCTTCTTCGACAGTAACGCCATCGTATTCAAGTCCAAGATAATTATCTATGTCGCTGTCGCTTCTAAACCCACCACAAATTACATGACTGCCATTCGGGAACTTCAGCAGTCCTTCGCTGCGCACATACTCATGCGACTCGTATTTCAGTACCCGACTGATAAGGTCTTCAAACGCTTCGGCCGCGCTTCTTTTTATGCCACGCAGGAACAGCCAACGCAGTCCTGGTACACGAATACAATCATCCAGGGTGGTCTGTGCCATCGCTGCATGCGTCTTTGCACCGCCACGCGTGCCGCCTTGTGCAATCTCGCTCGGTCCGTCCGGTCTGTCAGCCATACGTGCGGCCGCGTGGAACAGGCATTGCTTGGGCTGCGCCACGTATCCAGCGTTGGTAAAATTATCGAGCTGGTCACGCGGCATCCCCGCATCATGCGCCGTTCGTACTATCTTCTCCTGCACTGATTGACTCAGCATAAATCTTCTCTGCTGCCTTGGTGTAGTTGTCCAGCTTGGCAGCCAGCCGGTCGCCTATGTCAATCTCGGTCTTGTCAGTGAATAGTTTGTGGTGCTTGCCGAGTAAGGTGAGCGCTGTCTGTGCGTCATATAGCTCAACCTCCACCTTACCCATGTCTTTCTTTTGCTTCTTGATGAGGTGGCCCTTGCCATCCCTGATGAGACGGCGTATGTCTAGTTCGCCAGTAAAGAGGTCGAAGTATTCACCTACCCCATGCGCCTGGTCGTTCAACCTGCCTATAATTTCTTCTGGTTTCATCAAGTGGTCGCGGATGTAGGCTGTTACGTCATCCTTAGTCATCAGCCGATGTCCATTTCGTCTGGCTGCTTCACTCGAGCTATTGGGATACGCAAGCATATAAGATTGGGTTGCGTTCCAAGTTCTCAGGTATTCATTAGCGAAGATGACCCAGCGCCTACGCATGCTTGCACTCATCACAAATGAACTGCTTGTCTGATATCAACTCGATGCACATACGGATAACTACCACTCCCGGCAATGCAGATGCCCGCTTGATCATGCACGCGCCGCACAAGATACCCTTCTCGCCCGCTGGATGTATCATCAACCATTGAGCATCTGACAGGGTAACGTCCTTGAGTGGCGATGACTCGTAGGGTGCGCCGCAATCTTCACACACGCGCGGGCGTCTCTTATTCCTTTTCAACTTCCTTCCGCCTCTCGCGCACAAACTGATCGTGAGCACGTGAACGGTCATCATGAGCATCGAGGGACGCGGCGATGCGCTGCATGGTTTGGTTGATTGCCTCGTCGCGCTTCTCCATGAATATCATAAAGGTATCCAGCATGGCTTTCGTGTTCTTCGCCTGCTCGCGCATGAGAAAGAACACGGCCCCCGCAAATATCAGAACGATGGGGGCTTGGGCTGCGAGCGACTCCCAGCCTGTCCCGGTCACGGCTTCTCTTCGTAGGGTGCAGGCTGAACAGGCGCATCGTTATAAGTAACAGCCCGCTTGGCCTGGCCATCCTCGTACCCTATAGCACCCACAACCATGATGAACAGCGGTTGAAGTGTGGCGATGATGATCTTGATGTCATCCACCGAACCAGGAGCCAAGTACTTGGTTGTAAAGTACAGGATGAGTGTAACCAGGATGTCAATAACGAGCAGCATAAACTTACTTGAGTGAATGAGTCGAGACATAGTGTCCTCCGTAATAAGAAAGCCGTAGCGTGTGCTACGGCTGATGCTTGACGGTGAGTGTACTCAGCCGTCGCTTGTTATATTGTACCACCACCTTGCAAAAATGTAAGCTAACAATTGGGTAAGGTTACAGCACGGGTCAGGGGGTTGCATGCGGCTCATCTTGCTTGGGTCTGCCCCGTTTAGTCTTATAACCTTTCGTGCGGGTAAGAGCCTGTTTGTATCGTTGGCGCTGTAACAGGATGTCAGGATTTACACGCTTGCCACCTTTGATACATCCTTCGCCTTTCCCGCCAAAACTTTTATTCATGGTTTCTTGAAACTTAAATGCAATATCAGCTTGTTCCTTCTTTATTTTCAGATAGGGATAAACAAGAAAAAGCATAGCGGTAGCTTGCTTGCTAGTTATCCACCATTGAAAAGTTGCTCGACAATTATCGTGATCCTTACTGCCATTATGCACAGAACCCAAGCCAGTTAACTTTTGATAATAATCAAGAAAGTCCCTATCAACCGAGGTAATAGCAACGATAAGATGCATCTCTGTAACGGGCGGTCTATTAGGTGTTCTGTGGTTTAGGGTTTCTGCAATATGAATGCACCCTTCGCCATCAATCAGGCCAGCTAAATACGCCTTGTCTGTTTCAGCGACTTGTAACATGTTATAATTTCTCCTTGGATTGAGTGGCTTCGCAACCACAGCGTTTCAATCCTGGTGGAGCGTGGCTACTATAGCCCCCGGCCCAAGCCCCGAATAATCGGGGCTTTTTTTGGGATTGGCTATAATCGACTCATCTCATCTTCTCCCCAACTGCCTCTCGATCAGCACTGCATGCTTGATCTCGCTCCACGCAGGCCCACCGCCGCCCGAGGCCTCCTCCGCGTTGATCGCCTTCAGCACCAGCCAGGCGAGGAGTGTACCGCCGCTCAGGCACGCGCCCGCGGCACACAGAAGCATCGTGATGAGGGATTGCAGGTCAGCCATGACAATTATCTCCTAAATCGCTCCCATATTTCATAGGGAGATACGCGTTCAGTTTCACCCAGGTTCACAATCCTCGCCATGATACACACCACCCAGACCAATAACGTACCCACGCCCAGGCACGCGGCAGCGGCGCAGAGGAGGATCGTTAGTAGGGGCTTTAGGTCAGGCAGGGAACTCATTAGAACGGTAGCTCCCTCATGTCCACACTGACTTTGGTATCGTCGCGAAAGTGGTGATCGTCATCGTCGTCTTCATCGTCGTCTTCATCGTCGCTGTCATCTTGCCCCCACTTCACCCCTCCCTCCAACTGCGGCACAGCCAGATAAACGTTCACCGGCGCCACTCGCATACTCTGCGCTGCACGTATGGCGATCTCCTCGCTCACCGGCGTGATGCTGTAGATTGCACCGGGTCCGAACAGGCGGGTGAAGCCAGGCTGTTCGGGCATATCGCCGCGGGCGGGTAGTAATGGAACATCGACACGCAGGAACCCCTGCCCAGCGATCACCTGCTCGCACACACGGCCAGCAATACGGGCATGCCCGAATAGTTCAACGATCGCAAAAACATCGAAAGTAGGTGTTTGGTCGGTCATTTTGAATTCCCTTTCTTTTTTTTTATTGCCATACCATTTTTGCCATAAGGTGGCAAGATGAAGGGCACGGTCTTTGGAATAACCACGGCGGACAAAAGCCTTATAAACAGCATCAACGTTGTTGAACTTTACGCTCATCTGCGTCTCTTTCTCTTCTTATCCTGCTCGAAGCGCCGCGTCCCGATCTTGTTGGCTGCTTTTCGTAGCTCTGCAGCCAGGTCGAGCGCCTGGCTTGAAGTCAAGGTAAGCGTTCCCTGCCCTATGGTTAACTGTACAGTCCCGCTGTCAATATCTTCCGACACGATTACCTTGACCGGGAAAAGCTCCGCCTTTACCTTGCGCAGTTCCGCTAGCTCGTCCGGGTATTGTTTCAAAACTTCGTTGTGCTCAAGTTCTTGCATGTTATTTTCCTCTTTCCGCCACCGCTCTCACGGCGGCCTGGTTGCGTCTGCCTTGATCTCGCATATTGTCCGAGACGAGCTGTGCATACTCGCGGCGCAACACGTCGCGCTCTGCTATCAGTTGCCCATTAGACTTGCGTGCCGCGGTGAGCTCATCGAGCAGGAAGTCGAGGGCATCAAATATAATCCTATTACCAATGTCTGTCACCAGTAGTCTGAGTTGACGCACCGCAACATCGTGGGTTAATTGGGGAGTCATAATAGTTCCTTGCGGGGCGGGATGGCGGGGCTGCCGTCCTGACAATACCACCGGCATCTATAGGCGAATTTGCCATCATGTAATACCAGCCGGTACTGATTGGCCCTCTTGAAAATGCGGCCACATTTGCAGCATGTTTTCATACCGGCTGCGAATTTAGGTTTCGTGGGTTTCATGGCTTCGCCTCGGTTGCATAATTCCGTCCCATGCCTTCATCTGCCGGTTGCCATAGTTTTATATATGGGCAGGTCTCACGCGTAAACATGCAGGTTTCTTTTGGTGCACCATCTCGCAGTCGCCTAATGGTCACTTCTGCCAATTCGTCGCCTTCGTGCCAGGGTATCGCACCGCGGGCATTTTTGTAGCCATGTTTGGTCGGTTTCACATCCGGTAGTATCAGCAACGGCGAATGTTCTCGATACCATATCAAGCGCCGTTGCCAGGCGTCCCGGTTATGGAGGACAATCTTGCCAAGCCATTCCCAGAACAGGCGCGGAATGGTGACATGGAAGAACCATTTTAGCTTGAGCATGGCACACCTAACTATCTATGGTCTGACAATTGACAGTCCCATCCACACACCAGGGCGATAGCATTTCCGGCGTTAGCATTATCGCAGGCACGATCAAAACATGCGATATCGAGGTTCCCATGCTGCGCAAAAAGCCCATCGCTAACCGAAGAGTGGCGATCACTGTTGGACAGGAGGTTGCCACCAGCTCCGTAAACCCATTGGCGC